TAATTCCATTTTGATATTCATTTTCAATCATTAGATTTTTTAGTTTGCCCATAATTTATACCTCGATAAGTTAACAGTGTAGGTTTTTTAAGTTAATAGTGTTTAAACCTATTTATAGCCCCATAGAGACGATTAAATAGGAAAGTAGGGGTAACGTGTACCCCTTGAATTTAAGAGCTTAAAAACAGTATTTTTCAGGCACTCCGGCTTGGCGCTTGTAATCATTCCATTTTGCATTGGCTCTGAAATTGGCGATTCTATAAACTTTAAGCCAGTCTTTTATGCCCTCGTCATAACAAAAATCTTTAATAGCTCTTTTTTCATCGCCACAAAAATCACGAGTATTGATTATCAAATCAACGGCATTATCAATAGTCTCATTGGAAATAAACATAATTAACCCCTTATAAAGTTAGGAAATAAGTTAGAACGTCTTAAACGGCTTGTTTTTTCAAATATTTGATGCACTCAGAATATCCGGTTGCTGCATCAACTCTACGCAATTCTCTAATCCATTCTCTAGCCGGCTCTGAGCCGTAAACGTGGCGTTTAGCGTAGTGATGACTGATGACTGATTTGATACTCTTGATTTGATGCTGGATTAAGCTGATGCGATTTTGAGCGTATTTCATAATAAACCCCTTATAAGTTAGGAAATAGGTTAGTCAAATAAATAGTCAACGTGCCAAACAATAGTCCAACCTTGCTCGGTTTTTCCTGAGAGATATGGTGTAGCTCCGGCACAATCACGCTCAATTATCAATTCCAAATAATCATGCTTTATTTGTTTTAATTGATTTAATGCCTCAATTGCAGTTTGTGGATATGACATAGAAAACCCCTTAAAAGTTAGGAAAAAGCCAGAAAACCTCTGGCAAGGTTTTAAACTTATGCTGCCTCTGCAAGCTCAACCTCGTCAACCTTGACGAGATAATCGAGAATCTTTTGCGCCTCGGCACTGGCTTTTAAAATAGCTCTGCTATCGGCTTTTAATACCTTGAGCCAGCTCTCGATATAACTTGCGTGTTGCAATTGACCGTCGATTTTATTGTGAGCGCAAAGCATAGCAGCCCCCAGCTCTGCAACTAATTCTTCAAAAGCATAGGCATTGTCACCGAATTTTTTACCGAATTGACGGTTTAAGCGAGATTCTGAGCCAGTCCAGTGACTAAGCTCATGCAATGCCGTAGCGTAGTAATCCGCATTAGAATGAAAATTAGCTTTTTCTGGTAATTGAATGTAATCATCTTTTGACGTATAAAAAGCTCTGTTACCGCCATGACGTATATCTGCGCCAATGCTCGCAATGAATTGCTCGCAATCTTCAATTGATTGAAATTCAGGCTTTTCAACTGGCTCAATCTCATTGACTGGTAAACCGTCAATAAAATCGGTATTGAATACTGTGTACGTTTTGAGCATTGGAATGACTTTTTTATCATGTGAGCCAGTCTCAGGATTTAATGCGCCAGTTATCTCAAAAGGTTTATAGAAAACAACCTGCACGCCCTTTCCCTTTGCTCGGTTAGACACTTGAGCGCCTATTTTCTCAGCTTGCTTGTATGTCATCCACGTTGACGCAGTGCCGAATTCGCCTGATGTTTGAATGAGTGAGAGCCAGAGAAAATTGATACCACGATAGTGAGTGCCTGTAGCCGGATTATGAGGTGCAGAGGTATCGACTGAGCTAGCCCACGGTTTAATCCACGGTGCAGTGCCTTGCTCTAATTGAGAGATTATCGATTGAGTGATTGTTGCCGCTATATCGTTTTTCATGTGTTACCCCTTGTTAGGAAAGGTTAGGAAATACATATATGTGTATATGTATGTATTAGATTATATAGATTAAAATGATTATTGGAAGGGGTTTATATATATATTTTTTTTTATTATAAATAGAGTATCAATAGATTCTATCTATCTATACTTATATATATATATATGTATGTATGTAGTTAATATTATATAAAGACAATGACACGTTACATTTTAGGTAATGCTGTGTGGCCTGTTACTCTCTACCCTCTAGCAAAAAAGATAAGTCCAGAGGGGCAACCCTAAGCAATTCCCTTGCTCAGAGCTTGCCATTACTTGCTCAGAGCTTAATCTGGTAGGGTAATGGGCAATGGTAATGATTCTCTTTTGATGTGAGTGCTTACTGACCTTTGAATGGGTTTTGGGGTCTGTAGGTGTGCGCCCCTCTCGCAGCTCCCCCCAAAAAAAATCAGGTAGTGATGCACATATTTTTTCTAGGAAATATACAATATAGTTTTCTAGGAAAGGATATGTGATGAAAGATTGCGGACGGTGTGGCAAGCGCAAGGAGCTATCCGATTTTTATGTGAACAGGGCAAAGGAAGATGGTCTAACCACTTGGTGTCGGTCTTGTTTGTCTGAGTATCATAAGGCTAGGTTGGCAAAAGCTAATGCCAGTCGTCCTGAGGGTTGGAAGCAGAAGGCAAAAGATAAGACTGCTTATAGCAAGGCTTGGAAAGAAGCTAATCCCGGAAAGATGACGGAGTACAAAAGGGATTGGTGGCGCAAGAACAAAGACAGATTAAAGGTTAAGGATGCGGTTAGGTATGCCGTGAAGACTGGCAAGCTGGTCAAAACACCTTGCGAGGTTTGTGGTGAAGAAAAGGTTGAGGGTCATCATCCTGATTACTCCCGTCCTTTAGACGTTGTGTGGTTATGCAGACAACATCATCTTGAAATTCATAAATAAAAAATCATGTTTTCTGGATTCTTGGTTTATGATTTAGCTGTATTCCAAGACGCATGAGGATTGGCTACTGTCATGACGGTAGTTCCACCAAACAGTCCTCAGCCGTGTTGGTTTACCGGAACCAACTGTTTCATGATTACCTTCCTCAAGTGCAAGTCCTTTTGCCCTCCTTCCCCGGAGGGTTTTTTTTATCCTAAGATATTCCATTGCTTCTACAGATTATTTCCCATATACTGCACATCATTGTTAGAGGGGGTATGAATGATTAGTTTAGATGTAGTGAAAGGCGTACCACTACCTGCTGAAAGAAAACGCTATCCATACGCCAGTATGGACGTAGGCGATAGTTTTATCGTCTACGGTGGCAAGATGCAGGTTGTCTGCAATGCCAATTACAGGGCTTCCAAGAAGTTAGGATTTAAGTTTATTGCGAGATGTGAACCGGAAGGGGTAAGGGTATGGAGAACGTCGTAAAGATTTATCGTGGTGATAAGACTTTGAGATGTGAGGCTACGCCTTGGTTTACCCCTGATGTAAAGCCATATCACAGAGGTATGTACGCTGTTGGTTCCGACCAAATATCTGTTCTTGTGGAATGGGATGGTGAGCAGTGGATTCGTGGCGACAGTTCTAAAGCGATAGACCAAGACTTAGCTTGGCGTGGTTGGACGGGAAGATATTTATGAGCGACAAGAATCAATTGAATTTCTTTGAGAACAGTTTGTTTGTGGATGTTATGGACGAGTACATGGTCTGGCGGCTTACAGATTTAATGGAGTATGACTTAGACCCTAAAGTCATGAAGGCGTGTCATGTGTTGAGGGCTTATATGCAAGCCCCTGAAAGCGAGGAATAAGATGACTGAAGTAGCAAGTAAAATGATGCCTCTAGCAATGGAGGAAGTAAAGAAAGCCTATATGGAGAAGGTGTACTCCATGACTCATGCTGAGTTGTTTCATGAGTTAATGCGTGTGCATACTGAATCATCTAGGCTCTTGCAGGACGCAACGTCTGAAGTAGAAAGATTGAAAGACCAGCTTGAACGCCTCTCTACCATCAATTGAGGATAGTTTGTATGAGACAAGGCTTCGTCTAAAGACGGAGATGCGTAATGCCTTGCTCTGCCGAACACCGAAACAGAAACGTGCTTTGCTTGCCGAGTGGGAGGGTAAGTACAGCCGTCCTACGGTCATAGAGATGTTGAATGTTGCGAGAGACAAGAAAGCTGCCGGGGATATTGCTAACTGGGATTTGTCTCGCTTTGAGGAACAAAGAAAGCGAAAATGAAATTCAATCTGAAACAGTTTTATGAATTCTGCTCTCAATTAAAGATTGAAACAAAAGAACAGGGTTTGCGAAGAATGGACGTACTCTTGGGTACGCAGACCTATGTTATGGATGAAATTGCAGAAGGCTTGGCTAACGGGATTCACTTCTTCGTTATCCTTAAAGGAAGACAGTTAGGAATTACGACTATCAGCCTAGCCTTAGACCTTTATTGGCATTACATCAATCAGGGATTAAATGGAACACTTGTCACAGACACAGAAGAAAACCGAGATATGTTCAGAGGAACCCTTGGTGCGTACATGGATGGTTTACCAAAAGAATACAAAATACCCATCCTTGCCCACAATAGGAATTCCCTTTCCCTCAAGAACCGCAGCCGAATCTTTTATCAAGTCGCAGGGCTTAGAGCGAAAGGAAGTCTCGGTCGTGGCAAGGGTATCACCTTCCTTCACGGCACAGAAACTAGTTCGTGGGGGGACGAGGAAGGTCTAGCATCTCTGCTCGCCTCTCTCGCAGAAACAAATCCAAAGCGTCTCTACATCTTTGAGTCCACTGCTCGTGGCTTCAATATGTTCCATGATATGTACGTCACAGCTAAACGAGCAAGAACGCAGAAGGCTATCTTTTGCGGCTGGTGGCGCAATCAGTTCTACTCTGCTGACCCGAACTCGGATGTGTACAAAGTCTATTGGGATGGGAAGCTCACCCCTGAAGAAAAAGAGTGGACGAAAGATATTAAGAAACTCTACGACTACGAAATCAATTCTCGTCAAATCGCTTGGTGGCGCTGGAAGCTCTTAGAAGGCATCAAGGATGACTCGCTGATGTACCAAGAGTTTCCTCCTACTGAAGACTACGCTTTCGTCATGACAGGCACATCTTTCTTCTCCAATGCAAGATGTACGGATGCTATGAAGATAGCTAAGAAGATTAGCTGCGATGATTACCGCTACGTCTTTGGCGCTAACTTCCAAGATACACAAGTAGTCAAATCAACAGAAAGACTGTCAACACTAAGAGTGTGGGAGGAACCAATTGACACGGCTTATTACGTTATCGGTGCTGACCCTGCTTATGGTTCTTCTGATTGGGCTGATAGGTTCTGCATACAAGTTTTCCGTTGTTATTCTGACGGTATGGAACAAGTTGCGGAGTTTGCTACAAGCGAGATGAACACTTACCAGTTCGCTTGGGTTATTGCCCACTTAGCTGGTGCTTACAAGAACTCAACACTTAACCTTGAAGTCAATGGTCCCGGTCAGGCTGTCATCAATGAGCTGCGTAACTTGAAGCGTCAAGCTGTTGCGATGGCTGGCGAAGTCGGCAGACAACTAATGGATGTGTACGGCTCAATGTCTAACTACATCTGGCGACGTAACGACACAATGGGCGGTATGTCTAACTCAATTGGTTGGTTGACGACCTCTGCTACCAAAGAACGTATGCTCTCTTACATGAAAGACTTGTTTGAGCGTGGAATGTTAGCGGTCTATTCCATCGACACGATTGAGGAGATGAAGACCATCATCCGTGATGGGGGTTCGATTGAAGCCTCTGGACGCAATAAGGATGACCGAGTTATCGCTTCTGCTCTGGCTGCCGCTGCTTACTCAGAGCAAGTGCAACCAAGACTTATCCAAATGAAACTTAGTCGTGCTGTTTCCAGAGCGCATGAAGACAAGACTCCGGAGCAAATCTCTGTCGGCAGAAACGTATCAGACTACTTGAAAAGGATAGGCGTATATGGCGCACCATAACTTAACGATTGTTTCTGTTCACGGACACACCAATGGCGCAGCCACTATTCCTGCAATCTTGAAAAGCATGAAAGAGTTGCCGGGTTCTAAAGGTTTGCTTCTCTCCCCTGCCAAGCCAAGCAAGTTGCCAGATAGTATTCACTGGCGACAAATTGGAACGCTAGACTATCGCAGCTATTCCACTTTCATCATGCACTGCCTCTACGCTTTTATCGAGACAGACTACTGCTTAATTGTTCAAGACGATGGCTGGGTGTTGGATGGCAAGAACTGGCGTGATGAATACTACGACTACGACTACATTGGCGGCATTACTCATGCTGGACTGAAAGACAACAAACTGTTCTTAGGCTTTACTTGGATTCGTGAGCTTGACCCGATACTTGTCTTGAATGGCGGCTTTAGTCTACGTAGCCGTAAGTTCTTAGAAGCGGCAAACAAGTACGGCATTGCTCAAAGCTACTCGGACGAGATTCACTTGTGGAACGAGGATGTGCAATTGTCTTGCCTAAAGCGCACACGCTTTGAGGAACTAGGCTTTAAGTACGCACCCAATGAGGTTGCTAAAACCTTCTCGATGGAATATGTTGCGCCTGAATTCCATGATGACTTAGACTTTTCTAAGTTACTTGGTCATCACTGCACATCCAGAAAGCTAATAGGCGACAATACAATCTTTGTGCCAAGGACTAAAGACCAGATTGACAGCATCTATCGGGAATCCGAGTTCTTGGATTACTTGAAATCAATAGGCTATGACATATTCTATGATGCCCCGAACCTTAACAAAGCGAGACTTGCTTCGTGAAATCCGTCTTTTCATTAAAGACAAAGAACGTGGCATAAGCGTCAAGCTCTTTGCAGACCTTTGTGGGGTTGACCATATCCATTTGCTCGACGTTTTCCTTTATCAATCCGTACCTTTAACGGAAAGGATGCAGCGCAGAGTCTCAAAAGGATACGAGTCATGGAAAAAAGGCGAGGTTGCCATCATGCAAAACCGAGATAGAACCAAGTTTGTAGCTTATCGCAAGGAAGAAAAGCCACGATTAGTACCGACAACAGGGTTACAAGTAGTAAATGGACAAATAAAGATTAAAGTAGGTATGAGCAACAAGAGTGATTATTCTGGATTAACTTTAGACGAAACCATAGGAAGGGGATAAAAATGGCGGTTCTACACGACTATAAATGCGAAAAACACGGGTATTTTGAATCTTTTGAGGCAGAATGTCCCATGAAGGACTGTGGCGCAGAGGTTTTAATGGTTTTCTTGCAAGCACCGGGGATGATGTCCGAGTCAACCAAGAAGAATGATAAGAACATTAAGCAACTGGCTATGGACTTTGATATGACCAACATCAAGTCGGCAAGAGAAGGCGAAAATCAATCTGGCTTCTTCACAAGGAAGAACAAAACTTCAAAACGTGAGCTGGAGAAAGAATCAGAGCAAGCAGCAGAGATGAATCGTCAACCAAGACCGGGTGACGCAGCGATATGGGGTGGTGACTCTCGCTACAACATGAAGAATGTTTTATCTGGCAGAGCAATCAGACCAGTTGCAGACGAATCAGTCGGAATTAACCCAAAAGATGCAGGAAACTTGACCGGACCCAAGGTAGCGTCGTACACTGCCGACCATGAGAACCTAAAGGTTAAGCCATAATGCGGATACCATCCAATGAAATCCAGCGGGAGCAATTCTACCGAGACTTGATTGAAAAGTGCATGGTGTCCTTGGCTGAACGCAAAGGTGATTACGCTGCCTTGCGTTCTTACTATTTGTTCGGTGCTGGAACGGATGAACAACCTGCTATTTTTAATAAAATTTATCCGCACGTTGACCAGCTAACTTCATTCCTATATTCCGCTGAAACAACTCGCTTCTCTATCAACATCGGTGCTGGTGTCTCTGAACAAGAACACATCAAAATTCCCCGATTAACTCTCGCACTAAATGATGAATGGCTAAACTCAAATGCTGACCAAGT